CCAGGTCCAACGCCAGTTTCAGTTAGAACATAAGTTCCTGTACCGGATCCAGTTCCACCAGAACCACCTGTTACGATTGTTGTTGCTGAACCTGTACCAGAGTTTACACCTGAAGCATAGGGATTTGTATATATTGCAGCAGCCGTGTTTACTGTTACAGGTAAAGGTTGAGATGTTGCTAAATCATTTTTTAATTTTGGTGTGCCAACTATTTGTAAAATTGAATTCTGTGTATCACCAACATTTGAAAATGTCAAAACTTTTTGATAATCTTGAACAATTGCTAAAGAATTTTGATAAAAAGATATATCTGAATTTTTTCTGGTATTTAATAAATTTTGTAAAGAATTAACATCAGTAATAATTGAATTGATACTTGAAACGGAAATATTACTATATGTGTTTCCATCCATATCATATAATGAATTTGATAAGATTATAGAATCACGAAATATATTATTGCTTGAAGAGTTGATATCATCACTAATATACAAACTTGTAAAATTACCTAAAACGGGTACGTTGTTTTGTGTTTGGTCTGCTTTATTAGTTAAACTTAAAACTTGTCGACCGACAGATAATGCTGTGTTTAAATCTGGATACAAACAAGTGTTTGCTGAACGTTCAACACCAGATATACAATTTGTATGTGTGCTAAATCCTGATACAGCAGATAAAGCACCAGAAATAGATGAAGATAATGTGTTTGCCTGTGCATCAGCGGTATCAAAGGTAATTGAACTGGTATTACAATTTGCGGCCATTCCAGTCAACACAACTGTAAGTCTGGATAATATTGAAGAATAAGGATTTGTATAATATCCTGAAGTTGAAGCTGATGCAATATCATCAACTTGCCATTGACTTAAATTAATTGATGAATTATTAAGAAAATTGGTTGCACCACTTGATAAGTTAACATCATCACCAAATTTGGTGGAATCAAAGTTATATCCTAGTCTACCGTATATGCTACTCATCTTATGCTTCCATCGGTGCGTTTATTGGTGGAGAAGTTGGGAATCCACGATTTCCAATATGAGTATGTACATTGACTTTCATTCTAAACATTTCCATTGAACCAAACATATCAGAAACGGTTGGACCAAATACTGATATACCAGCATCAATTGTTGTGCCAGCAATAATATAACCTGTCGTTTCTACACTCTTATTTGCTGAAAGTGATAAACCGGCACCAATATTGCCTTCTGCTTGAATCGATTGTGATGCACCAATATCACCACGAACATACACATCAGAATTAATATTTACAGTAGCCGCAGTTAATGTAATGTCACCTGAAGAATTAATATCAAAATCTCCATCAACTGATTGTACCATATTTCCATGAACTGCTTGGCTTACATCACCTTTAATGTTTTGATATGCTGATCCATCAATTTGAGTATATGAATCACCTTGCACATGAAGTACAGAATCACCTTGTACTGTTATATTACAAACACCTTGAATTAAAACATTTTTATTTTTGATAGTGATTTCGTAACCATCACCATACACTTTATGTACTTCGTCACCATTTGGGTGCATTTCAATAAATGTACCTGTTCGGTGTTGTAAACGAACTCTTTCACGACCTGGAGTATCATCCATTTCCATGGAATGACCAGATTCGGTTTGTGTAATATTGTTATAGGGATAAACTGGTTGATAATCGGTATTTGCGGCCGATTCCGGTTCTGTCCAAGATAAATCTGCCATTATGGTTTACTTATTAGTAATACTGTACTTGTTACAGTTTGTTTATTTGCAAGAGTTGTTTCAACATTAACAATTTCACTTGTTGCATTTGCACCAGCAGATGCCTGAAGGTCTGAAAAAGTTTTACCTAATGAAATTGAACTTTGAATACCAGACAATGCTTCATTTAAACATTTCTTTAATAATTCAGCAATTCTTGTAGGTAATGTCAATATGTATTTAACCAATGCCTCCAATTGAGCAACATACTGTTGTAACATAGAAACATTTTGTTGAATTAATTTTGTAAATTTTTGAATAACTTTAATTTTTGATTTTAAAGTTTCAACAGCAACTTTTACTTGATTACCAAATGGAGAAGAAGATGTGGATGCCCATATTGCTTGTAATTCTGTTCTCAAAGTATTCATTAAGTTATTAACATTCATTGACAATTTAACAATTTCTAACTTTAATCCAGGTGAGATATCACATACATGAGCCAAATTTTTATTTGATTGAGAGATGGCTGTATTTTCAATTATACCTCTAGCCAAAGGTGCCAATGTTGGTTCACCTGGTGTATATTGCTTTTGTCCTTCAGGTGGTGTTGCTGGTTTTAATTTACTTTGTGGAGAAAAACCTTTACTTGTATCTTGTTTTGCTTCTAGTCCAGGTAATACACCAATAATTACTGGTGCTTGAGCAGATAAACCATCACTAAAGAATCCAACAACGTAATCACCTAATCTTGGTGCTATAAATGTTTTTGATGAACTTGTAGATTGAATGGTTTGAGCCCACGGTAATCCACTTGTTGGCAATTCTTGTAGATTATCTGTGTGGTGTCCAAAGATACGAACTTTGGCACGACCTGTTTTAGTTGGGTCATTAATTTCTTCTACTACACCGTAGAACCAATTAAATCCGTCTTTACCTAAAAAATTCTGCATTATTCGTTAACCGCTTGTTTAAATTTAATAGAATTATTATCAATTGCATCATAATCTGTTGAAACACTATCTTTAGACAGTTCAAGTACCGTTTGATATGCAGTAGGTTGAATGATATGTCTTACCGCCGTCACCAAATATTTACCTGAATATCTTTTATCTAATTCTTTTTTAGAATCTGTTGGTTTTAATGATAACAGATTAAAGTTAATTGTTCTGCCTGCTGTAATTCCTGGATCACCAGGTATAGATGCTTTTACAACAATATAGTTTGCTAAAGCAATCTGTGCTGTTCTATTTGGTACATAAGTTTCAATTGCTACATTTTTAGCAACAGCACCAGGAGTTTCTTTTAAGTATTTTGAATCCTGTTGACCAGCATTACTTGTTGCCACCTTTAATACACTATTGTAAGATTGTGTTTGTGTTTTACCTAAACGATTCTTTAATTGATTAGATACTGCACCATCTTCTAATGTGATTGCTTCGGATTTGTATTTTGAGTAATCAAAGTCTGTTACTTTATATGACCTTGTTAATGGATCAATAGAAATTAACCGATTGGCAAAAGCACCAGATTTAATTTCATTAATCATATCGTAAGTTTTAACAAACTCATAATCTAAAATTGTTGTGGATTTTTCTTGAAATGATTGACGGTCATCACCAAGATTTTTTTGTTGGTATTTGTATGTTGCATAGGCTTCGTCAGAAAACATAGACTGTAAAGACCTATAGTTGAAACCATTAACAGTTTCAAAAAATAACATATCTGCACCAATGGCACCAGACATATTTGGTCTAGCATATATTGACAACCAGCTTATTGCTTCAAATGGTTTCAAATTAGGTATTACAAAATCATATAAACCTGTAGTATCTTCAAGAACTTCAATTTTTTGTGTGTCCACATTAAGTTGGTCTGTTAGTATATTTTTAATCATACTTGATATTTTTTTACCAGTAAATGATTTACTAATTTTATTTTGCTCCGATAATAATAATTCTTCTGAACAAAAATATAAAGTATAAGTTTCAGAATTCATATTACCTGATGGTTTTCTATCACCAACTTTGTATATACGATATACTTTGTCTGTGGAGTTGATACCATTTTTTATTTTACCAAAATTTAATTCAAGGAATTCATTACCACTAAAATTTAATCTTTCAATAAAACCTTGAGCATCATGTATAGTAACATAACCAGACACACAGAAACTATAAATGTCCTCATAATAAGACAACTCAACCATGAGTTTTTTCATTTCAAATGTTTGACCTGTAGAGGTCAAAATGTTGAGTTTATTTAAAGAATAATCTTGTGCGTAATAAGCACCAGGATTTTCAACAATACCAAATTGTTGGTCAATTTCTGCCATGTTATGCCATTAATTTTTTCAATTGAGATTCAATTTCATCAACATAATTTGCATTTAAAAGTTTTATGTTTCGTTTAGATTCATTTAAATCGAGTTCATAATTATAATAACTGATTTCTTGTTTTGTTATTGTGATATCAACTATACCTGTTGGTAATGTATATGTATTGTTTGTTTCCAATAACTCATCATATGCCAATTCATCAATCACTATTTTATCTATGGTTGTTACTTGTGTGTTACGGTCATATTGTGTAATAGTTTTTTCGTAATGATGTATCTGTGAATAAGGATTAAATTCTTGATACTTATCTTGTATGAATTTGTTAAATGTTGTTGAATCCATTGGCCAATCCCATTGTGGATCAATTATCTGGTTTACAAACAAAACAATCCAAAAACGATAAGAATCACCATAATACTTATGTGCAATAATTTCTGGTGTATCACCTTCTTGTATATCATATTGATAATATATCAATGGATTCTTTAAAAATTCTGGCATAATAGAAGCTCTTGCCATTAAATTTGTCATCAATACAGATGTACCATCAGAACCAGATTTTACAATTTTTGGAAGAGTAGAAAAGTATTGCATAATTAATATCCTTCTTCAATCTTCTGTCTAGTGATAAGTTCGAGTTCTTTGAACGAAATGGTCATAGTTGTTTGTACTGGTGCACCATCTGCATGAGTAGAAAAACCATTGGGTGTATAATTTACATCAATATTTGTTATTACACTTTCAGTTACTTTATTCAATTTTGTATTTTGTTTACCATTAAAAATAAATTTAGGTGTAAATGTTGATGGTGGAATAAAGAACATACCCGCACCACCTTCAGATATTCTTGGTGCTGCATGTTTTTTAAATGTATTGATAATTTTTGTAACTTGTTCTGCTTCATCTTTTGAATATGGAGTAAATGTAAAAGATAAAGTGTAATTTCTAAAATCAATGCCATCAAACAATACCTGTTGATGTGGATTTAAAGCATATCCAGCACCACGCATAACTAATCTAGCAACATCAGATTTTAATGGTTGTGTAATAGCAGAAACGGCTTTTCCAATAAACGGAACAGTTTCCGCTGCCGACATTAAATTTGTTTCATTATAACTTGCACCATATTGAAAGTCCAAAGAATCTGGCATATACAAAGAAATTGTACCTGCTGGTCTTGTTGACCTATTTTTGAATATTGCTTCAGCTTTGTTGATTGCTTCACCACTCCAAGCACTTTCAGCTGCATCTTTTGCTAAACCAACAATGTTACCACCGATACCTGCAGCAAAATCTATAAAATTACCTGATTTAGCAGCGTTCTTAATTGAATCAAAAGTACCGTCTGCTTTTTCTACAACATTACCATATAAATTAGAAATGTCATTAATAATATTTTCTGTACTAAAATCATAAGTAAGTGGTTCTATTTCGTTTATTTGAAATTGAACGACATGACCACGAGTAGAGGATTGTAAATCTCTTGGGTATTGTAGGTCGGTACGAGAAAAAGGATTACCAAAAAGTGCACCAAGTGGACCGTTTGTGGCCATACCTGGTATAGATACTCCACCAATAGATGTTGGTATAGTAATAAGAGCCATTGCTTCCTCTAGAAAAAAAGTTATACATATTATTTATGGCATATTCAGGACGATTTACACCTTCTAATCCTCAAAAATACATTGGGGATTCAAAAAACATCATTTACCGTTCTTCATGGGAATGTAAGGTAATGAACTATCTTGACAAGAATCCAGAGATTGTATCTTGGGCTTCTGAAGAACTCACCATTCCGTACCTCTCTCCTGTAGATTCTCGTTGGCATCGATATTTTCCTGATTTTATAGTAAAAGTCAAAACCAGAAACGGAACTCTGAAAACGATGATTCTTGAAGTTAAACCTAAAAAACAATCACAACCACCAGAACCAAGAAAAAGAATAACAAAACAATATATTCAAGAAGTGGCCACATGGGGTGTCAACCAAGCCAAATGGAAAGCAGCAACAGAATATTGTTTGGATCGTGGTTGGGAGTTCAAGGTCATCACGGAAGAGCATCTAGGACTCTAACTAAATACTTAAATGGCATCTAAACTTTCACAACTTGCACAGCAAAAAACAACTGCTCAACTACAAACTATGGGTCGTGAATCCATTAAATGGTTGACAAAGAGAATTGCTGAACTGAGAAATCCATCAGGAATTGCTTCAACAATCAATCGTGAGAATTGGAGAAAAATAAACCAGTTCCGTGTTGGTGGATTATATTATTTTTATTATGATCCTAAGGGTAAAAAAGAGTTACCATATTATGATAGATTTCCTTTGGTATTGGTACTCGATAAATCACCTGACGGATTTATGGGTTTGAACTTACATTATATTCCGGTAAAATACCGTATTGCTCTTTTGGATAAATTGATGGATTACGCTGTCCTTGACGGCAATAATGACATTATGCGTATGAGAGTCAGCTACGATATTTTGAACTCTTCCAAGCGTTTTAGAGAGTTCAGGCCATGTCTTAAAAAATATTTGTTTGGCTATGTCCAATCAAAAATGCTTGCCGTTCAACCAGATGAGTGGGATATTGCGGCATTCTTGCCAGTTCAACAGTTTAAAAAGGCAACTGTAAATGAAGTGTGGCAAGATTCACAAACAGAAATAAGGAAACATTAAAATGGCAGGTTCCATTAACGATTTCAAAACAACATTTACAAAAGATTTGGCTAGACCAAATCGTTTTGATGTGAATATTCCTGTTCCGTTGACATTGATACCTTATGTTAAAAATGCTAAAACATTACACTATCGTTGTGAACATGCACAACTTCCAGGTAGAACATTAGCAACAGTAGAACAGAAAATTGG